TGTTCAAATATTTGTGGCGATACAAAGATAAAAATGGCATCGAGGATCTGCGCAAGGCAAATTGGTATTTGGATCGTTTAATCAAAACAGAAGGTTTTTAATGAAGCAATGGAGTGCCAAAGAACATCCCGAAGAAACCATCTTAGCAATGAATAAACAACGATGCGCTGAGTATATGGAATTGCTAAAATGGTTGGCTGATAATCCAATGGATCCAATTAGCGTAAGCAATCTAGTATTAAGCAGAAGGGAACGATGAAACCAAAGATAAAAAAGGTAGGCAATAAATGGCTTTGCTATACCAATTTTTCAATAGTTGCTTGTGGTGATTCACCAGAGGCAGCATATAACAAATGGGTGAAATTAAATGACGATAAAAGAATGGTTTATTGATTTGTGGGAAGGTATCAGAATTATTTTGTGGTTTTTCTGTGCGCTAACTTTTATAGGATTTATGGTTAGATTATCTTATGAAATAGCTAAGTTTGGCTGGAACCTGTTTTGATTCCAGCCTTAGTAAAAGCGGAAGATTATTTATATTTTTCTTCCGCTTCTTGAGCTTTTTGCAGTTGATACATTTCATTCATTAAAAATTTAGGATCAATTCCGTTAGCCTCAAGACCGGCTTTTATAGCGTTTAATCCTTTTTTACCGTATCTAGTAGCTTGACCAGCTTTAACAGCTCCTTCACCGACAATTCTTGGTGATGACAATGCTAAATCAAGCATAGTCAATGGAACGCCACCTGCTAAATAAGCACCGATTGAAGACATACCTGCTCCGGCTCTTGCTATACCTCTAGGCGCATTAGGAGATAGTGCTTGACCCGATAGCATAGGCAAAACATTTTCTGCTCCATACGGCTCAAGTTCTCTCAATTTATCCATGCGCAATCCGTAAGATGTATTAACGTTGTTTCTTGTTAAGCCTTGCGCTTTATTTGCTTTGGTTTCTTCGCGTGCTGCGGGTGATAAATTAAATGTGCGTTCAATATCATTAGCATCTCTAATTCTTTGCGCTTGATCACGCATTAACCATCCGTAATCATGCGATTGTTTTGCAATTTCATCTTTAATGGCATTTGATACGTTTGATGCCATCATGGTTGATGGGTCTCTTGGATTATTCCAGTCGCCAAGTTCATAAATACCTTGTTTTAAAGCATCAAAACCGGTGACATTTTTAAAATCTTTTCCTGGTAAACCTCTCAAAGATTGCATTGGTGTTGGCAGTTGCTCATCTTTCCATCTTTGAATAGCATCTGAAATAGCATCGCGTTGTGATTGTAAATTAGGATTTTTATCAAATCCTTCATATTTTTTAATATTTAACGCACCACGCGCGGCTTGTTCAACTGGAATAAAATCTAAAGGATGATAGCGATCAAATAATTTTTGAAAACTTTCATTTCCTCGAATTTGATTCATCCCTGCTTGATAATCTTGTGAGGTTTTATTCCTCATGTTTTTAAGTGATTGCGTTAAAACATCAACTGGCTCCATAATGTCAGCATTATCACGCATGTGACGTGTTAACGCTTCTAATGGCTCACCGCCTTCATAACCAGCTTGAAACGCTTCTTTAATCGGAACATCACCAACACCCGTTGTTTTTCCAAGTGTAGCAGCGGCAAAGTTTCCTACTGGTTTTGCGGCACGCTCTAATAAAGTTATTGGTGCAGAGGTTGGATCAAATTCTGACGCTACATCTAATACACGTTGCACTCTGTTAGGAACACTTCCTTTTGCAATCAATCTTGTTGGTTGTAGCACCGACATTAAATCAGCCGCAACACCAACAGGATCTTTTGCTAACGATTCTTTCCAAGCATCTTCACTGCCAAATCTATCTTGAAAATAACGACCCACAGCTAATAATTTTTCTGGATTTTTAGTTGTTTCTGGATTGATTTTATACATCAAATCAATAGCAGATTTTGGCAATACTTTTTGAATAGCAGCGTTGCCTAAATCTAAAGCTGCTTGCGCTGTGTCAATTGGATGAAAAAACGGTTGAACAGTATCTTCGACAACGCCAATACTAGAAGGAACGATATTTCCAACTGCTTCACTTGGAACATCTGACCACTCGCGTTTTTTCTTGTTTGACGAAATTAATTTGTCACCCAATGATTGATTATCTACGGGAACAGCAGTTTCAAAGTCAAATTTAGATGGTTTATCAACCGGCATTGCTGTTTCAAAATCAAAAGCCATTACTGTATCTCCAAATGTTCACTTTTGTTAGCTGGATTTATATACGCTTTGTTTCCATTTGCATCTTGATGTAAAACCCACCCAGCTTGTTTAGCTGATGCTTCATCATTTACTCTTTGACCAAAATTTAATTTAAGTTGAAACTTATCTGGATTACGTTCAAGAATCGTATCATGTTCACGTTCATACTGACTTTTAAACATAGAAACACTAGCATCTAAATCACTACTTAAATCATCTAACGCTTTTAATGTTCCTTGTTCGCCTAATTTAACAGGATCAATATTAGCAATTTGTTTTCGCATTTTATCCCATTCAGCTACCGCCATCGCACCAATAGCACCCGAAGCAGATTGCGCGACTTTTCCATAACCTTCTAATTTATTTTGAAGTGATTCAAGTGCTGTTTGCGCTTGTGCCCTTTCAGAACCTGGATATTTGTATATGGTTCCAGACATTCCTGTAATACCAGATAAACCTGGATGTGTTTTTAATGCAGTAATATCATTTTTAATTAAATTTACCTGTTTTGCAGCATTTTCAACTGTTTGTTGATCTTTTGATGCAAGTTTTTCCATTTTGCGTAATTCAACAGGTGGGATAACACCGCTCATTTTATCTTGATATTCTTTTTCAGATAAATTGTAACGATCTCTAGCAACATCTAATTGACCACCAGAAATACCCGCTTGCAAACTAGAAGTAGCGGCATTTTGAGCAGCAATAGAAGGTCCCATAACCATTTGATTAACTTTAGCTTGCAGTAACTGCATGCCGTTATTGGTTACAAATTGTTGATACTCTGGTGTTCCTACTTTTAAACCCATGTCAAGTGCAAGTTTACCGGCTTCTGACTGCGCCTTGGGTATCTCAGCTTTAATCATTTCAGAAATAATAGCACGCTTATCCTTCATGCTTTCACCAGAAAGACCACGAAGCGTGTTCAAATCCTCTTTCGCATTAGCCGCTTTTAATTGTTGTGCTTTCATTTGAAGCTCAAGATCAGAATTTCTGCGACCAGTTTGCTCTTTTGAATAATCAGACATTTCACGGTTGATGTTACTCAAAGATTCTGCAATACCACCTGTTTTGGTAGGCGCACCAGCCGCTGCCGCTAATCTAAAATACAACTCTGCTTGACTTAGATTGTCGTTTTCTGGCTGTCTTGCTTTTTTAAACATATCCATAAACGCTTCATTTTCAGTATTTGATTTTCTGCGTGCGTCTTCAAGCTCTTGTGCATAATCATTTGTTGGTGTGCCGTAAGCTTGCAACATTTCTTGCATTTTCGCCATGTTGTCGCTTGGTGGTGCTTGCACAGCAATTGGTGCAACAGGTGCTTCTACTGGCTGTGGAATGCCTTGCTCTGGATTAGGCATTGCACTATCGGCAATATCAACACCACCACCCACAGCATACTTTTTAGCAAGATGATGAACGGATCCGCCTTTGGCATAGTAATTTTCATAATAATCATCTTGAGTTATTCCCATACTATCCCAAGGTGTCATTTTAGCTTGTTGCATTACATTTGGTTGTGAAACCAGTGACGTTGTAGTTTTATCTGCTGGCGTAGTGTTAGATATTTGTTGTGTTCCTGTATTTGTTACACCATTCTTAACAGCTAAGTCTGTTAATGATGGTGTGGTAACTGCTGGCGTTACTGGTGTTATTGGCGTTCTATTTTCATTTTGACCATAAGTATCATACTGCCATTGTGCGTATGCAGCAGGATCGTTATTAAATTGTTGTTTAACTGCTGGCAATGCAAATTCTTGTTGTAAATCTGGATAAAGATTGTAGTAATCAAGTGCTGATGTATTACTTGGTGTTGTACTAACACCATTCTTAACAGCTAAGTCTGTTAATGTCGGTGTTGTGTTACTACTAATGCTTGTATTTGCATTAGAATATAATTTTGGATCAGTTAGCCATCCTTGATTATCGTCCCAAATTTGACCAGCATGTAAATCATTAAAATATTTGTCTAATTCAGCAGCTTTTGCATTTCTTGCTGCTACTGCGGCTGGAGATGGATCAATCCATTGTGACCCATCTCCGCTCCAACCAGCTTTCATAGCATCATCTTTAGTAGCATATTTGCCCATATACAAATCGGATGTGTCATTACCAGTAACACTAGTTAAACTATCATTACCAGTAGCACCTTTTAAACTATCATTACCAGTAGCACCAACAATTGTAGATACGTTTGTTGTTTTATTATCGTTTCTATGATCATACTCATACTGAGATGTATAACCAAGTTTTTGCCATTCTGGTCTTGTATCTGTAATTACATCATTATTAGTAGCACCAACAATTGTAGATACGTTTGTTGTTTTATTGCCATTAGTGTTTGTATTTGTAACACCATTTTTATTAGCCAAATCTGTTAATGATGGCGTTGTGTTAGCATCAGTATTTGGAACTTTAGTTAAACCGTCATTACTATTTTTAGCATCTAAATATTGCAACTCAGATCCATATCCTTGTTGTTGCCATGTTGGAAGCGTTGCTTCATAACTGGCTTGATCGGCAAATCCTTTTTGTTTATACATTGGATTATAAGGCGTGTAAGCACCTGTATAAGTTGGATCACCAATAACATCGTTCCAGTACGTTCCAGTTTTGTTGTAGTTATCAATGCTACCGTAAGGACTATACATTCCCTCATAAGGATTTGCATTAGGCGCATGCGTAAACTGTTGTTGCAAATACATAGGTGTTTGCGCAATACGATCTTGGTATGCGGTTTTGTATTGGTTATAAATATCACCTTTGTTTGCGTCAAAATCTGCTTTTTTACCTAAATACGTTTTATAATCTCCTAACGCTGTTTGATACTCATTTTGTTTATATGCATAAGAATCTTTATTGTTAATACCCCCACTTACATAGGTGTCATAAGTTTTTTTCGTTGCATCATAAGCATTTTTTTTAGCATTAAAATCATCCAACGTTGTTTGATAGTCTGCCCATGACTTTTGTGCCGCATCTAAATCAGCTTGTGTTTGACCTTTTGCTAATTTTGTTGGTTTAGCTTTAGTTCCAGCAGTTAAACCATAATCAGTAACTACTGGTGCCTTTAATGTAAAAGCATCTAGCGCAACAGGTTTATCTGGTGCTGTAGGCTCATTGACTACCGTACCTTTAAATTCCGCAGGTAACGCCATCGACGCAGAAGTTACCCCGTATTGCTTCATCAATTTTGATAATTCGCTTGCCATGTCTATTCCTTATTGTGTAGCTAATTTGTACGCACCCGCACCAGTACCGGCAACAGTGGCTAATTGCATCAGAGGTGAAGCATTATACGTTCCACCCACCGTTGTATTGCTTCCTGTTTGACTTGTTGGTGTAATTGGAGCCAAACCACGAACTTGCGTACTAAGCCAATCCATCTGTTGTTTTGGATAATTAAGTGCCGTATTGTATTGGGTTTGCGCAGCATTAAGCTGTGACTGCATTTGACCTTGTTGCGCTTGACCAGCCGCTTCAAGTGCCGCAGTATCAGCCGTTTGCATTTGTTGTTGTTTGCCTAGTAATGTTGCGTAATCATTAAGCGCACCTTGTTGACGACTTAAATCTTGCGCACCTGCTGTTTGCAAGTTTTGCGCTGCTCCCAAGCCAAACTGTTGTTGTTGACCAGCGGCAGCGGCTTGTTGATTTGCAATAGTCGCTAAATTTTGTTGCTCTGCTGCTGACAATTGACCTTGTGATTGCGCCATATTTATCAAATTTTGTTGCTCTGCACTGGTCAATTGACCCGCAGTTTGTCCAACATTTTGATACGCTTGCGCTTGTGTAGCAGATAATTGACCAGCGGTTTGTGCAAGTTGACCTTGTCGCGTTAAATCTGCTTGATTTGCACCCAATGCTTGTGTGTAACCTTGATTTGCTAACTGTGCTTGTTGTTGTTGCAAAGTTTGATTTACATCACGAACAGCACGACTACCAAATTCACCCATGCGTGAACTGCCAAATTGACCAGCTTTTGTAAATGAATCTGATACCTGCGGCAAAATGTTTTCTTTCAAATTACGCGCAGATTGTTGCGCCATGACATCCATTACATTTTGCTGATATGGGTTCATATAATTACCCACATCAGAATATGCGTTTTTACTTGCCGCTGTTAAATATGGATTAGCGTTTGTTGTAATGTCACTAGCAGAAGTTTCAGCATTTCCTAAAATATTTCCTGCCGCTTCATAAGGCGATAAACCTTGCGCATTAGTAAAGTTAGTAGACGCATTAGTTAACGGACTAATTGCAGCCGCATTAGTCCATCCTGTGTTAGCCGCATTTAAACCTTGTTGAACTCGTGATGAATCCAAATAAGGTGTTTGATTAGTTGCTAAATCAGTTCCTGTGCCAGATGTTGTTAAATCCAACATGGATTTTTGCGTATTAGCTAACGGATCTTTAAAAAAACCTTGGTTGTTTTGTACATTTTGATATGCCTGTTGTTGCAAAGGCGAAAGCTCTGCAACCGTTGGCAATTCATACGCTTGATATGGCGTATTGGCAATATTTTGCGCCCATTGCACTTGGTTATAGATAGCATCCTGCATCCATTGAGGTGTTAAGTTTGTGCTTAACGTAGATCCTTGTTTTGAGGTTTGAGGTGTTCCCTCGAAAATACTTCCCATTACATTGCTCCTCTTAAATAGGCTAATGGTGACTTAGCGTCCGGACTAATTTTTCCTCTTGCTAACGCTTTACCTTTTTGTGCGCGAATTTCACTGCGCATTTTGTCGAGCATTTTTGCTCCTGCTTTGTTTGATCCATCACCAAGCAACGCGACAGTTTCAGCGTCAATGACATACTCACCATCGGACAATTTTGCGTCAATTGTATCATCTCGACCAGATCCTGCGCCACGAGCAAATCTCGCTAATGGACCGCCCATCGCTTTTAAAGCCACGTTGTATTGACCAGCAGCAATGGTTGGCCATGACGTTGCCATAAACTCTGGCAAGCTCATGTTTCTAGCAGTAGCGTTTTGTTGCATTTTATCCCAATCCCAAGCCACGTTTGGACGATTGAAATACTCTTGCTGTTGCTTAGATAATTGCGCTACTGAGTTTTGAACAGGAGCAGGTGCGCTTGATAGCATCGATTTTCCAAGCATACCTATTGCCGCTGCACCTGCACCGTAAAGCGCGGCTTTTTTCCAATCAAACTCACCAGAAGTATCGGTTGATGGTGTTTGTGCTGTTTGATTTGCATTTACGCCAGTGTTTTGAATTGACGTGTTTGAGCCTAAAACACTACCTGGATTAAACGCATTAGTATTTGCTGCACTAGCAGTTGGTGATGGAAGTGTAGCTGTATTAGGATTGACACCTAAAACACTTTGTGGAGTTAATGCAGAAGAAGCTAAAGCACCTAATCCAGGACTAATTCTTGCTTGATCTCCAACAAATGTTGGTTCTCCCGTTGCGCTCGGTTGTCCATTAGTATAAGTACCATAGCCTCCACTAGGCGCAGTTGATTCAAAATTATTTTTTACACTTAAATCATAGGGTGACGATCCTGCTGGATTTGGAACCCATTCTTCTGCACCAGTCAAATAATTTGTTTGATAATGACCGCCACCCATAGAGGCTGGATTGTTTGTTGTTTCTAATCCATTAACAACAGCGTCAGATGGTTTTGCACCAATCATGTCAATAGCGTTTTTATTATTCCCAAAACTATAGTCTTTGTTACTAGCATTGACATCATTTAATTTTGCTTGGTTTATTTCAGCAGGAGTTTGGAATTTCAACCCAGCCGCTAAACCGGCTAAACCACCAGAAATTGCTGCCTCTTTAGGTTTAAATCCAGCAGTCAACGCATTACCAAACGCTTGACCACCTCTATTGATGCCAAGACCAATTGCCGAGTCTGTACCAACACCACTTGCCATAGATCCAATAGCACCACCAGCCGCACCAACACCGCCACCAACTAATGCACCTTTAAGGACATTTCCACCAGACATTCCAGCACCAGCCGCACCAACACCCGCACCAATAATCCCGCTACCTAGCATGGCTTGACCTGTTTTACCGAGTCCAAGACCTAATGCGCTACTTGCTGAACCTCCTAATTGACCACCAAGTCCACCACCTAATGCACCTGCCGCACCACCCATCAACGCACCTTTCCACCCGCCAGTAATACCGCCAGACAATGCGCCAATAGCTCCGCCACCTAAAGCAGCCGCGCCAGCACCAGACAATAAACCACCAGATAAAAATCCACCAACAGCCGTACCAATACCAGGAGCAAAAATCATTAAAGCTATCGGCAGTATTGACATGAACATCTTGAAAATACCTTTGTATTCGTGCAATCCAGTGGTTGGGTTGATAGATCCTTCACCACCCATGCGTTTTAGCATCTCTGCTTCACGATGGTTAATGTGCGCAAGCATGTCGTCACCACCACGACCTTGCATTTCAATTTTTCTAGCGGCAACTGCTAAACCACCTCGTGCATAACCTCGAACCTTTAAGCGATCTTGCAATCCATATAAAGCAATAAGAAGTGATACAACAAACACCATGTCGTATTGTTCTGGCACCATATTGGCATCAATTGCGCCATCTTTGATTGCAGCGGCACGCACGTCTGGATATTGTTCTGGGTTTTGAAGGACAAACTCAAGCAGGTTAATAGCTTCATCAAGTTCTTCTGGAACAAGTGGCATACGTTTTACTTGTTGTTCCATTTGTTCAACGCCTTGATGAAATTGCGGATTGTTTTCCACCAATTGCATAACTACTTTTCTAATTTCGCTCATTTTGTTTGTCCTCTAAACCATTTATGGTTGTAGTAATCTTCTTTTAAAAATCCGTAAATATGTAAATCATCATCATCTTCAAATGATTTACGCATGATGCCTTCAAGTTGAAAGCCAAAGTGTTCATTTAGCCGTTTGGCTTGCGTGTTCTTTCCGCGCAGAAGTCCTGTAACGCGAGCAACATGCAGTTTGTTAAAAATAAATCCAAAGATCTCGTTAAACATCACAATTGTTTCTCTTGGTCTAACTTTTTTGTTATCAATTGCAATGGTTAAATCAATGTTGCGTGACGTAAAATTAGTCATAATCACAACGCAAACAAACTCACCTTCATTATTGACTGCTGAGAATGCACGAAAAAATTCGGGTGGATTATCAAGACCTAACCGTTCACGCGCCCATTCTTCTGCCTCATCTTCAAGTTCAAATCCAATGTATTTCATATTATTCTGCCGTTTGACAAAAACGCTCTGCCCATTCACGCCAGTCATCAAACTGATACGGAATAGGGAAGTTTTCTCTGAGCGTTAAATTGTTGATAAATTGCATACCCCAATTTTGCCAATTGTTCTCATCTTCAAGACGACCAAACGCACCATACGGATCAAAATCCAATGCAATCTGATCTGCCCAATCACGAAGTGTAAGATGCGTAGGAAGTGTGACACGAACTCTCATGAAATCACCGTATTATCACCCATTGAAATATGTCCAATGATTTGACCCATTTGATAATCACCGTACACTTCATTTGACTCAAACCGTACACGAAGTTCACGACGTTGTTCTTTAAGCATAACAATTTGCTCCCAAGGTTCTTGCGCAGTTTCTGGGAAGGTAAATGTCGTGCCGTACACTTCTGGCGCACGAGCGTTAGATCTACCAGTAACTTGAACAGTCATGTCACCACTTTGCACAAAATCTGGTTCAATTCGCGTAATACGCATAAATTCATTATTGCCTTGCACTACCGCAGACAAATCAGCCGTTTCAAAATAAGATCTGATTGGATTAATGTTTTGTCCATCAATCTCATCAACACCTTGCTCTTGAACCCACACACGATACGCATAAGTGCCACCGGTCATGTTTGTAGTTGTTGTTGTTATGGTGGTTGTTGTTACTGCTAAAACAAGATTATTGTATTGCGGTCCGACCAATGTTGATGTGATAGTAACAACAGGTTGACCTCCAACGGTAGAAACTGTAGCAATGTATTCTGGATCTGAACTGTAAACATTAATGGCATTTGCTACATTTTCAGCCGTAACAAATAAACTAGTGCTGTACGATACGACACCAGAAATAATTGGCACGCTGTTAATTGTAATAGAATTGACCGATCCGGATGATCCGCCTGTAAATGTAATCGTTCCAGTTGCACCAACTGCATTATCACCAGGAACTGCACCAGCTAAAATAGGCGCAGCAAATGAGTTATTAAATGCACCAGCGGCACGTCCATTAGTAGGAAGTTCTGTGTCATACCATGTGTTTTCTCGCACATTGTAAATAACTGCATGTGTGCATTCGGTTGCATCTTCGCGTGGATAACACCACCAAATTTCACCATAACGTGGAACTTTAAATGCAAATACTTTTGATCTATTTCTTGGATACAACCCATCAAAGAAGTAATTTAAATTCATGGCGTTTGGAACTTCACGCACCACACCATTAAACATTAAAAAGCGATCAACACCCGCCCAAAAGAAAACACCATCGTAATCAACAATGCAGTTTTCTGAAATAATAGATGTATCAGTTGCCACCACGTCAAATTGAAATACAGTTGCCCCACCAGTAAACGTTGCACGAATAACGGCATCATACGCCCAAAATAATCCAGCAGGAGCTGTTCCGCTACCAGCACGAAGTGGCATACCTTTGATGATTTTTTGACCCCACACACGCGCAAGACCCGCACCAGATCCAAAATCAGTTAAATTTGTTGGACTTCCTGCAACGCTCCATCCAATAATTCCATCTGTACCGTAGTAAAACAAATAAGGATGTAGCGATACAATCCCACCTGTAGCATTTGCATCTGGTGGCAATCCAATATATTGAAGTTGACCTGTGCCAAGCACTTCACCAAAGAAAATATATCCGCCAGCATCGTTAGAAATAGAATTTAAATTTTGTGATACATGTGCAAACAAATAATTTTGATTGGTAGATGAGTCATATTGATAATCAAACATCCACATATTAAGTGCATTTGGCAACTGAGATGCAAAGAACCCCCCATTCATATCACCAGAATCAGCAACAATGGTTGTTGTTACCGTTACAATTGGTAAATTATTAACCGTTGATCCAACTGACGTAGCTGTAATATTAATAATTCCGCCAGCAGAGGCTGTTGCACTGTATCCAGCAGCATGAGCAGTAATATTAGCCGCCACTGCTGTTGCTGTTGCCGTTAAACTTGTCGTATAAGCAACAGAACCAGACATGGTGTTCACGCCATTTATAGTAATACTATCAACTGAACCAGCAGATCCACTTGTTAAAGTTACTTTTCCAGTCGCATAGGTACTTGCAGGTGTTCTATTTGTAACAATAGAACTATTACCGGTTGAATCAATAGTAAACCTTTCTAAAAAATTTTCACTTCCGCTGTGACAATAAATGAAATTCATTTGAGTAAAATTACTAAAACCACGACTAATTTCTGTCAAATACTTTTGTGTGGATTTATAACCACCAATTTTGCGTGGCAAACCACGTTGCCAACGAACCCATTGTCCATCTGTATAATTGTTGCCATCAAACTTAGTACCGTCGCGTTTGATTCCTGCATCTGACTTTAAAATAATCGTTTTTTCTGGCATTAGTATGTACCACCGTTAACATTTCCAGACTGCGCAACACCTAAAACACTCCAAGCTGCCGCTTGTGATGATGCTGTAAACAACCCAACACCAACCGATGTGCCGCCTAAATTTAAAAGTGCAGATCCAGCGGAAGTTGCTCCAGTACCTCCTTGTGATACAGAAATTGGATAAGATACCCCGTAAGTATCTGCGCGAATAACATTAATACCGTCACTATATAAAATAGCACGTTCATTGGTAGCTAAAACAACACCCGTACCAGACGATGTTTTTACTGTAAAAGTATAAGATCCAGTGGTTTGATTATCCACCCAATATTGTTGAACTGTTGCAGGAACAATAATAGTTCTGTTACCCGTTAATGCGCCTGTAAAACGATAAGCTATACGATTTAATTCTGTGCCTGTCAAAATATAATTACCATTTCCAGCAACAGGAATAATAGTAAAGTCAAACGTAAAAATAGACGATTGACCAAACCCAATGGTATAACAGTTAACGCCATCACTTGCAATAATGGCAGATTCTCCAGGCTGAAAACTTAAATAAGCTGAATTATCAATTAATGTTGCACCAACTGCATCAGCAACAATTGAACCAGAACCAGAATTACGAAGATAGAAAAACCAATTATTTCCTACGGATGTTGGATCTGGAAGTGTTAACGTACCAGCCGCGCCAGTCCAGTTAAACATTTTTGCGCGGTCATTAACAGTTGCCGTGTAATTTGAATTAAATGCTGTGATAGGAACTGACTGTGAAAGTAAAGAACCAACTGCAACAATTCCTGTTCCGGTCAATGCTGAAGCGTTAGCAATTGATATGCTTGCGCCATATTGCAATGAAATCCAAACGCCTGCTGTAGTGGTGTTGTTAGTTAAATAAATTTGCCACAACGTACCACTGGTAACAACGACAACTTGTGTACCGTCAGCATTTTTAACCGTAATAGATTGCGCACCAACATTGTTAAAAAGTATAGTTTCACCGGTTCCTGCTTTTGCAGCGTCTGGTAAAAATATACTTAACCCAGCGGTTGCTGATGAAATGTTGATAATTCGCGTAGCAAGATTATTACTAGCAGAGGTTTCAGTTGGCCAGCTTAACGTAACATCAGCCGTAAGCGTTAACGCGCTGTAGCTTATTTCGCTTGGATAAATATTTGCGCCACCGAAGACTTCGGTATATGTTGTCATTATGCTTCACTCCGGTTCGCTGTGCGATCCATGATACGTTTAAGATCTTCGCCATTAAGTGCTTGCGCAGCTCGGTCATAAATAGCTTGCCAAACTTGCACACGCTCATCATTTTTAAGGAATGGTGTTGCTTCAAGTAATGTGGCATATAAAAGAACGTCTGGCGCATATTCGGTAAGCCAGTTGGTTTGAAAGTCATCACCAAGAAAACGCACTTGTTCGTAAAATAAAATTTCTAATGTTTGTGCGGTATCTGGTGTTGGTGCAATTATCCAGTGTTGATAATCGTAATCAGCGTAATACGCTGGCGTTCCAGTTTCAGCAGGATCTGGCCAGTAATTTTTGATGTATTCATAAGCACGCGCAAAAATAGGCGTGCCGTCAACAGTCATGCTAACAGTGTCACGCCATCTGTCGGGTTTCATGTAAACGTTAACACCTACCGTTAATGGTGTTGTGACTGCACGAATAAAACCTTCAATTTTAAGTTCACGCGCAATACGACGCTCACCCATTGTGATGAGTCGAGGAAGTTGATCATAGACTATTTGGTCACTTTCTTGCGTAAAACCACGCTCTAAGTAACGTCTAACGTCTACGAGCAACGAGTCGTAGGTCATGCTGTAGCTCATAAATACTCCGTATGTTTTGTCGTATTAGCCGCTGATTCAGCATGCACCTGTATTATTGAATTATACTTTTAAATGAATGTAAAAACAAAAATGTTATCCATTCCAGCGAGCGATCTTACCTTCACGCACATCAATATGCGTAAATGATTTGTAGCGTCCAAGACCTTTGCATTCGTCATCAAAATGCTTCATGAGGTATTCTTGCACTTCTTTGGGTGGTACGTCTTTTACTTTAATGTCGGCTGCGTTACCTAAGACGTGCTGGCTATGCTTTGCACCACCCACTTTTGTGTTGTGTGCTTCACATCTTCTACCGCTCATAATGGTAATTGGCTTGCCAAAGGATGCACGAATGCGCTCTAAGAGTTCAATGAGTTTTGGGTTGATATGCTTCTCACCACACCCGCAGTGGCACATGAATTCTTCTTCACTAAAATGCTCAGATAACTTAGTCATATTAATTACCTTCTGACGTAAATAACCCTACTACACCAAATAATACACCAGCCGCAGTCAAACCATCATGCACAGGACCTGCGTCAATATTCATACCCGCCATCGTAGCGAGTGCTGCCACACTCGCGTGTGTAGAAGGTTCTTTTAATCTTGCTTGGATATAATTCCACGCTTTAAGTATTTTACCCATGAGTATCACTCCGCTTTTTTTTCTTCAGTTTGACTATCAGTTTGCTGTTTTAAATCAACAAGCAGTGGGTATGCACCCGACGAAGTTGGAAGTTGACCTAACATACCTAATATTGCATTTGCTGATTCTTCAGATAAATTCCAAGTAATCATTAGTTGCTCCAAGGTGTGCCGTTAGAAATTTGTGTTGCTTTGCGTTCAATA